TACTGGATCAACCCGGCGGCGTCGACCGCGGTCGCGGCCTATCTGGATCCCGATGTCGGCGTGCCTAACGCGGTAGTGTTCCACAAGGGATTTTTCATCTTCACCTATGGCGACGGCACTACCAGGTCTTCCGATGTCAATTCGATCAACATCAACACGCTGAATTACGCCACCGCCGAGAGTAAGCCCGACACGTTGTATCGTCCTGTTCCCCTTGGAAACGGCCAGCTACTACTCTGCGGTTCGAGTACGATGGAAGTTTGGGGTGGCCTTAACGAAACCGGCTATCCCTTCTCCTACGTTTCCACCATCGCGCGCGGCATTGTTGGCATCAACGCGATTGCCGGCCATGATGACGGGTTCGGCAAAGGCATCTTCCTGATCGGCGACGATTTCAAGGTTCATACCCTCGACGGCTATACCGCAACGCCGATCTCGGTGCCGGATCTGGATCTCCTGATCGAGGCGGAAGCGGATAAATCCATTCTAACGGTCACGGTCTATGTCAGCCAGGGCCATGGCATGGTCGTGGTGCAGGGGCCGGACTGGGCTTGGGAATACGATACCACCTTGCAGAACTGGCACGAGCGACAGAGCCACCTGGTCAATTACTGGCGCGGAAAATTTCCGGTCGCGGCCTTTGGCGGCTGGGTGTGCGGTGACAAGGAAAGCGGCAATCTCGCCGTCATCGACGGCGAGACCAAAACCGAGTTCGGCAACCCGCTGCTGATCCAGCTCGAGACCGGACCCATGGGGGCGTTCCCCAACAAGGTCCGGATTAACGGTATCGAACTCTATCTGACCAAAGGCGTCGGATCCGCGACCGGCGCCGATCCGCTGGAAACCGATCCGGACATTTCCATCGAGATTAGCCGCGATGGTGGCCAGACCTGGAGCAACCCGCGGGTGATCAAGATCGGCCGGCAGTCGCTGACCGATGAACGGGTGCGGGCGGCGATCTGGGGCCAGGCCCAGAACCAGGGGGTACGGTGGCGCTTACGCGAAAGCGCACCGTTGTCGTTCGCCTTCATGGGCATCGATATGCAGGTGGATAAGCTGATATGAAACTGGTCATTCCAGGTCAGGGCGTCCCGGTCGATACGTCACGGGGCGTCGATCCGGTCTGGTACGAGAAATTTCAGCAACTGACAGCGTTCGCCAATCTATTCTCCGAGATCAACTTCGCGACCATGACGACGGGTCAGGTTTTGATCTGGGACGCCACCACCCGAAAATTCACGGCGGGAGCGAATTAAATGGCCGGCTTTTTTGACACGTTATTCGGCGGCGGCGCCGAAAAAGAAGCGGCTGAAAAGAACCGCGCGGCGCTAGCGCAATACAAACCCGAGGCGCTGGGCTTTCTGCAGCAGGGCTATGAAACCGGCCGCGGTGATATCAACCAAGCGGTCGGCGCCTATTCGCCGCTGGCCACGCTCGGGGCCGGGTATAACAAGGCCGGTGCACTCTATAATGACGCCCTCGGGGTCAATGGTCCGCAAGGTAATGCTGCCGCCACCAGCGCTTTTCAGGCCGGTCCCGGCTATGGTTTCCAGTTCGACCAGGGCATGGACGCGCTCAACCGGCGGCGCTCAGCTGGCGGCATGCTGAATTCCGGCAATGCCGATATCGACGCCATCAAGTTCGGCCAGGGCACCGCCAATCAGGAATACCAGAACTGGCTGGCCAATTTGCAGAAATCCGGACAAATGGGTCTGCAAGCCACCGGCGCCGCGGCGCAAGGCCAGGGTCAGGGTTACACCAATCTCGCCAATCTCGCGCAGCAATACGGCCTCAACCAGACTGGCGTCACCGGCAATGTGCTCTCCGGTACCATGGACTCCAACAAATTGCAGGCCGCCGGCGAAGCCGCTGGCGCCAAGAATTTGCTCGGAGCTGGAATGTCGCTGCTTTCACTAGGTGCCGGGGGAGCCGGTGGATTTGGCGGTTCCTTGTTCGGTAACGCCGTCGGCGGCGCCATGGGTGGTTCCTGGGGCGGATCGGCGCAAGCGCCTTTGGCTGGACTTAGCGCCTCCGATTATGGCCCCGGCGCCGGTTTCTGGGATCAATACGGGTTGTCCTGATGGCCGTCGCCCCGCTCACGATCACCCCGCAGCAAGCCTTCAGCGAGTTTGATTTTAGCCCTTTGGCGCGGCTTGGCGACCAGATGCGCCAGCAAAAGCAGGCCGACACGCTGGCCAGTATGGGCGACCGTTATGGCGTGTCGCCGGCGCCCGCCGGTGTCGGCACCGATCAATACGGCCGTGCCATTTCCGCGATCGAAAGTGGCGGGCGTTATGATGAGCTGGGGCCGGTGACCAAAACCGGTGACCGCGCCTACGGCAAATATCAGGTGATGGGCGAGAACATTCCGGAATGGACCCGTGCCGCGCTCGGCCGGTCCCTGACGCCGCAGCAATACCTTAGCGATACCGCCGCGCAAGAGGCTGTTTTCAAACATCAATTTGGTCAATACGTGCAAAAATACGGGCCATCCGGGGCGGCACGGGCATGGTTCGCGGGCGAGGGCGGCATGAACAATCCCAACGCCAGAGATCAGCTCGGGACTTCGGTCAGTGAATATGAGCGGCGTTTCAATGCAGGGCTACGTTGATGGTCAACCCGATCCAGATCACCCAGCCGCAGGCTTATAGCGGCGGCGCGGATTTCTCGCCACTGGCCAAGCTCTATGACGTCTACAAGGCGTCACAAGATCGAGCGAGGCAGGAAGCGGCGCTCGGGCAGCTCGGCGATGACCCGATCGCCAATGCGCGGTTTTTGACGACGTCCGGATCATTGCCGACCGCCCAGCTTGGCCTCGGCATGCAGGACAAGGAGATCGTGCGACGGCGCGAGGATATCGCCAATCAGCAAGCGCAGCAGAACTTCATGATGCAACAGAAACTGCACGAAGCAAAGGAAGCGCGCGCAAAAGTTAATCAGGATATAACGCTTCCCATTCTGCAAAGGGAAGAAAAGCGCGCGCAAGCCAAGTTCGATCTGGATACGCCAGAGGGTCGCAAGGCCAGTATCATCGCTGCCGGTATGGACCCGGAAGATCCTAATGTTCGGGCGCATATCGGCGCCGGTGCAGCTCTGCCAACCCCGCTTGCGTTGGAGAAAGAGAAACGCGAAGCGTTCCGGTTTGAGCAGGAGAAAAAGGAGCTGACCAGGGAAGGCCGACTACAACTCGTCACCGAAGGCGAATTGGATAGAAAAGAGCCTGATATTGCTCGATGGATCGCCTTTGGTGGGGATAAGCCAGCTACCGTCCAAGCCAAGCTCGGATTAGGGACGCCGATCTATACACAGGATAAAGACACCGGCGAAGTTAAACTCCATCAACTAAGAGCCGACAAGCCTTTTGAGCCACCGCCAAACCATGTCGTTCTCGGTCCCGGCGAGATTGCGGCAGCCAGGGCCAAAGGGACTGCGACCGGCAAAGCCACCGGTGCAGCCATCGTGGCATTGCCCAAACTGGTCGACAGCGCGACCCATCAGGCGCAATTGCTCGATGAGATCAGTGCCCACCCCGGTCGAATGTGGGCCACCGGCGCATTCGCCGGGGCGCCGGATTGGGCGCTCCGCGGCACGCCAGGCGCCGGCTTCCGTTCCCGGTTCGGCCAGATCAACGCGAGTTCTTTCCTTTCGATCTACGAGCAGATGCGCGGCGCCGGCCAGATCACCAATGTGGAAGGCGACAAAGGTACTTCCGCCGTCAACCGCATGAGCGCGGCGACCAATGAGAAGGAGTTCGATGACGCGGTTAAGGATCTCAAAGGCATTCTCAAGACCGGCCTTGAGCGCGCGCAACGCGCAGCCAAGGGTGATTTCAGCCTGCATCCCAAGGAATTGCAGGAAATGCAGCAGAAACTAGGTGTCGGCACCCCGGCGCCTACCGCCACACCTGCCGGCACCAAGCCGTCACTTAATGATCTCATACCGTTGAAATAGCATGGTCGATCAATCGGTACTCGCACCCCAGATTGCGAAGGCGCGCGCGGCCGGCTATTCGGATGACGACATTTTCGAGCATCTGTCCAAAGGCGTGCCTGAGTTTGCCAAGGCCAAGGAGGCGGGATATAGCGCGGGCGATATTCTTGCCCATGTCGGCGCGGCACCGGCAGAACCATCACCTACAGCCGGATTGACGCAGGTTCCTGTTACGGGTGCACCACCAGATGATCATGGTTTGGCGCGGCGCCAAGCGATGTCTCCGGTCGAGAAGGCGATTAGCCCGATCACCGAGTACTGGGGCCACCAGAAAGAGATATCGGGTGAGGGTCTTAGTCAGATGGGCCGCGGCTTCAGCCAGATTGGCGAAGGCGCGTTCGGCTCCGGCTGGGCGGGTGATACCGGCAAGTTCGCTGCCGGGGTGGGCAATGTCGGCTTCGGCGCACTCGGCTACACGTTCTCGCCATTGAGTTCGCTGTACCGTTCGATTGCCGGCCAGCCGATCGAGGATGTTACCGGTATCCCCAGGGAATACACCGAGACAGTGGCGCAGCTGGCGACGCCCGGCATCGGCCTCACCAAATTGCCGACCGCACCGGGCACGATCCCGCGAGGGCCGCTGATCCGACCGGTCGATGTCGAGCAGCCAATGACCGCCGAAGCCGCCGCGCGCTTGCAACAATATAATCCTGATGTCTCGGTGCCACGCGCCGTTGTTGGCAGTCCGGCCGAGCAGCAGCGCGGCCAGCAGATATCCAACACGCCCTACGCCGGCGTGCCACTGGTCGAGACCGTCAAAGAGACGCTACCGAAGCAGTTGGAGCAGACCCGTAATATCGTCGCGGCCGAGTATGGCGCAGGCGATACCGCCAATGTTGGTAAACGGGTCGGCGCTACCTTGCAGGAGCAGGCCGCCGCCGAAAAGACCGCCGCGGAAGCGGAAGCTGCCGCCGCCAACGCCAAGGCGACTGCGGAATGGGAAGCCGCCAATACCGCGCGCACGGGCGCGATCGATACCGCCGAACAACAGGCCACCGCACGGGCGCAACAGACCGCGCAAGAGGCCCAGCAGGCGGTCGGCCCCGAGGTGCATCCGCAGGACATGGGTGCGTTCAATATCAATCGCACCCGAAACGCGCATGACAGCCTGGAGGCGCGCAAGAACGGGCTATACGACGAGGCTGGTAGCCTCGATGCCAGGATTTCCGACCGCGCCAATGTTGGTCTCCACGGTTTTGTTGAGCGGACCCTGGAACGCGCCGGCATCCATATGCAGGAGATCAGCGGGATCCGAGGATCCCGCGACATGATGCGGATGCTGGACCGTTACGCCACCGCTGCACAGGCGCGCGAACCGCTGGCCCCGGTCGGACAGAGCATGCAGGAAGTCGAGCAATTACGAAAGAACTTGAACCTGGCCAGGGGGACTGCCGAAAACCCGACCGACGAGCGCATTGCCAAGCACATCATGGACGCCCTCG